TATGGTGTTAGTAAAGTTATCTTCAATTGTAAAAGTTTCAACTTTGTCTGTGGAGAAAAAGTCTACAAAACTTGTTCCGCAATACTTCTTAACTAAATCAGATACCTGAGGTACTATAACAGCTAGACGATCATCATCCTTCTCCCCTCGAAGGCCTTCTGCGTCTTTATATTCGTTTACTGTTATTAAGTCTGCCATAGTTAAAAAGGGTGGGTTTTAAGGAAACCCACCGAAAACCTGTAATTAGCTATTAACTAGCTGCTGCGTACTTCCATCCGTGTACTGTGTGTGCGTTCTCAATTAATTCGGCAAAGCCCAATCTTTGTGAAGCTACTAGTACTCTTCTTTGGTTTGCTACTTCGTAGTCAGATTCTATTGTTACACCTCTTAGTCTAGGCATTACATAGTTTCTTGGGTATACTGCGATAGCACCAGTTTTTGAAGCTGCTTTAGAAGCGAACTCATCACATAAAATGACTCTAGAGCCAAATACTTGTCCGATTTCACCACTTAGTTTAGTAGCCATGTCGCCAACTAGGTTAGCGTCTTGGAACTCTGCATCTTCAAGTAGGTTGTAGTAACCTTCTTGTGAAACAAGATAGACAACTTCTGATGGATTAACACCATATTTGCCCATGTTCTTTCTTAGACCTAATAGGTCTGCTGCAGTTAAAGCATCGCCTGCTGCAAAGATTCCACCTGAACCGCCACCGACGTCTACAGTGTTATATGAACTATTGCTTGCATGCTCAATCAAACCTTCAAATGAAGCTGCTGATGTACCATATACACCTTCAGCATTGTCACCTGCTAAGATAGCGTTCTCGATACCTCTTGCATGTGCTCTTACCATTGACTCTCTAATTAAAGGGAGGATAGGCATGATTGCATCTTCTTCAGTCTCGTTACCTAAGTAAGATTGTGAAATTAGCTTTTTGGTTGATAATGTAACTTCTGTTAAGTCAACACCATCATTAGCACCTATAGCGGCACCTCTAGCTTCTAAGTTTCCTTTTGGATTACTTCCACCAGCTGTTTGTGCTGATGTAAACTCAGCATAACCAGCGTCTGGTAATACTGGGATAACCATATTAGCAGAATTCATTTGAATTTCTCTAAATAATGGGGCTAATACTAGCTCATTTTGGATATCTCTTTCAATTGATGTTGATACTAACTGTTCAAAGTTAGCTGAAGATACTTCTACACCTGCTTGAGTATTAACTTTTTCCATAACACTTTTAGCATAGTTTGTATCCCAACCTTTACCAGTAGCTAAACCAGCAAATTTTGCATCCATAACATCTTGTTCAAAGTCTTTCTTCCAGTCGCCGTTACCATTTCTATTAGCAAAAACTCTTTTAGATTCACGAATATTCATGATTTCTTCTGATTTCTCAGCGAGTTGCTTTTCTAGGCTATCGACTACTGATTTTAAGTCTTCTTGTTTTTCATTGACTCTAGTTTCTAGGTCGTTCATTAGCCTTTCAGCTCCTGTCAAACCAGCTTCCACTATAGTTTTTGTTTCAATTTCCTTTGCTTCTTGAACAGCTTTTTCGTTAGCTTCCACTTTAGCTTGCTTTTCAGCCGCCTCAGCTTGTGCTTTTTCGTCTGCTGCCTTCTGTTCGGCTTGCTTCATCGCAATTTTAGTCGCAGTATCTTCTGCTACTTTTTTTGCAAATGCTTCAAGATCGATTGAAGTTTCAGGAGATTTTCTTTCTTCTGACATATCAGTCTCCGTTGATGAGGATTTCTCCTCGCTTGGCTGCTCAATTTTAACAGCATCTGCTGGTGCAGTTGAGTTAGCCTGTAATATTTGTTTTTGGTACTTTCTGTACTCTTCCATAGAATCAAAAGACTTTGCTAGTCCAAAGGTTGCCCCTTGGTTACAAGGTACTGATACTACAGATACTTCGAAAAGTTCCGCGTCTTTTATTTTGTATCCATCGGTTTCAGTCATATATTCAGAGTCTTTACATCTGAATCCAACTGAAAATGCTCCGAGGACACCATCTTTCACCAAATGAGTAATGTCACCTGCGGCTTTTGATATCTTTGCAGTTATCTCTAAACCTTTGTCTGTGACTTGTAAATCCGTTGCTCTACCGATAGGTTTGTTATAATCATGGTTAAAAAGTATAATTGGATTACCTTTAAAGTTTTCCAATCCGCCTTTCATCCATGCTTCGCTTTCGATTATATCTCCAGCTCTATCTAGTGCATTTGTACTTGCAGAACCTTTGATGTTTATTCCACCATCGTCGGTTTCGCCTAAAGATTTAAAAGTACTCGTCCATTGATAAATTTTATTTGACATCTTTTTTCTCCACTTTCACAGTCTTTTTAGGAGCAACTTTTTTAGGTGCTGCCTTAACTGGCTTTGGTAGATTAACAGGATGTCGTTTTGCTACATACGATAAAATTCTATTCCAGCTACCGATTTTTCTACGTAAAACGTAGTCAAATACTGGAACATCGTTACCATATGATTTGTATTCAGCTAATGTCATTGTTTCAACGCCTTTTGACGCCATAAAGTCTGAAAAAGCCTTTACCATCATATCTTTTGTCATAATTATTCTTCCTCGCTTGGCGGAGTTTCTTTTGGCCTGCCGCCTTCTTCTGGGTTGACTGCTGAACCTGCGATATTTGCAGGAACTCTTGGTGAATCAAACCCTTCGATTGTTTCAAGTCGTAACGCCTCCCGTGCTTCATTCGGTGTCATTATACCTGTATTCACAAGTGTGGCGTAATAGCCTGCTTGGTCTCTCAATTCTGGTTGAAGAGCAGGTATATCTGATACATTCTCATCAAGTTTGAAACCGAAAAATCTCTCGAAAGCATATGCTATTTTAGTAGTAATAGGTAATATGGTTTCTAAATAAAACAAACGGTGGTTAGGTCGCAAGTTTGCGTTATTACCACTGTCCATTAAAATTGGAGGAATACCTAAAGCTTTTAGAATTATCTTTTCGTTTGAAGCAATTCCTTCTTGAAAGTCTAAGTCTTTAAAACTAATTTCTGTTAAGTTTTCCACCTCTAATCCACCGTCTAAAAACAATGGTCGTCTACCACCTGACTGTGGATTGTATCTAGCAACCCATGCCTGTAACATTCTTTCTTTAATTTTCTCAGAAAGAGTATTTGGTGATTTTAAAACTAATCCAGGTACTGCTCCATTCTTGAAGAAGTTATCCTGAAATCTTCTCATGCTACCTAGTAACTGCATAGTTCTAAGTGCTGGTTTTAATCTAGGTACTCCTCTATAAATAGATTTAAAGGAGTTTTCTTTAATATGTATAATTTCTGAAGGCTTGTAGTCTATAGTATTATCATATGAAAACTTTTCAATGTAAGTGTTATCATCAGTATGTATAGTTACATGCTCCGCTGGAAGATGGTACAGATGTGCGCCATCAAAGTACACAAAAATATTTCCATCAATCAGTAAGTCTATTAAGAGATTTCTTTTAAATGTGCTTACATCTTGAAATGGATTAGGCTCTGTGTTTAATAACAAGTCTACTCTACTTCTTCTAATATTTTTAACTACAGGATTTGCTCCTTGTATCTTTTCTCCAATGTCGAAAGGTATCTCAGCTGCGTCATCCACTATCATGTTGACTGCTCTGTTGACTATTTCTAATTGTTCGTAAGCATTTCTATAGCTATGTATTACTTCTTGAGACTGAACAGTAGTACCTTGGTCACGAGAGATAACATATTGCGCAGGGTTTTCTTTAACCTCTGAGCTTCTGTTTATAAATCTGTCATACCATGCCATATTTGTCTCTCTGTATCTCGACCCATCTTTGTTGTTTTGTGGCTGTTACTAGCTTTGGGCGTTTTCCGTATATGCCATGTAATCTTAAATGATGATTATGACATAATGTAACAGCATGTGTATAAACTTTATCTTCGTTTTCTTTTATAAATTGTTCACGAAGTTTTAATATTTCTTGTTCTTGAGTTATAGTTATCTTATTTTTATATAACCAAGTTTCTAATAGTTCGGTTAATCCATAAAAATGATGGAAGTCTAGATTTTGTTGTTCTCCGCAAATGTAACATTCCGTGTCTTTTTTATATTTAGACTTGGCCTTATCACGAACATATTTTACTAAATCTCTTTTTAAATCCATAACTTTACTTGTATAATAGAATTTTATCAAACTTTCAAGCTAAAGTCAAGAACTATTTTTTCAAGGGGTAATTAGAAGCTAGTGACGCTTGTCTCAAACGAGTATAATGCGTAGCGAAGGGCGTCTGCCATGTGAGATGCCATGTTGTGTTTGGGTTTTTCCCTTAAAAGATTAGGGTTAGGATCCCATTGGTACTGGTCTAAAGAAGCTAGACTTTCTTTACATGCTTGATGTACCATTAGATTATCATTATCTACTATACCTGCTACGTGACCTATACCGTCTAGTACAGATTTCTTTGCGTTGATAGTAGTAATATCGTAATTTTGTGCAAAGTCAAATCTTGTTTGCTGGGCAGCAGAGTCAATATAAATATAATCTATATCCCATTTGTTTATGAGTTTTTGTATTTGAAGTGCATGTTGTTCTGTTGTTTTTTCTGCATCTAAGTATTCGTCTAGTAAATAATACTTTTGTGAATCCCAGTCATATGCTATTACACAAAAAGCAGTGGGGTCTCTATACCCTACGTCCATCCCTGCAAACACATCCATCTTACTAAGATCTAGTTCTGATAAATCAGCTACGCATTCTTCATGACTAAATGCCCATACTTGACCTTCAAAGACATTAAAGTCTGCCATGTATTCCTGATTGAATTCAGATTCAGACATAGTTTTTCGTGCTTCTTCAATATCCTGGTCAGATATACGAGGGTTTTCATGATAAGTTGCTTTAATAGAACACCATTCTGGAAACTGGTCTGAGAATCCTCTTTGCCAGAATTCTGAAAACCAGTTATTTCTACCCCTTGGAGTAGATATAAAGAGTGCTTTTGAGTTTTCTTTGTCTAGTGTGGGCCTGAGCGCAACATTGAAAGCATCCCTCCCGTCAACGAGAGCGGCCTCATCGAATATGATGAGATCGTATGATCTACCCACAACCGAGTCCACTTGGTTAACGGAACCCATACGTATTGTCGAACCATTAGAAAGTTCAATAACTTTATCTTTTGCATTGTCTCTTGTGACCTCCAAGTCAAAATGCTTAATCAATCCTCTTTGTAATTCAAAAGATATCTGAGAAAGCGAGTAGTTAGGTGACATTAATAAAACATTAGAGCCAGGCACTAAAGTGATTAATTGACCTATTATATTTGCGATATAAGTTTTACCTTGCCTACGTGAAACTGCGGCAGTAATAAAACGATATTTAGGGTTGTTGATTGCATTGATGATTCCATGCTGTGAGGTGTTTGGTGTAATTCCGAGTAAGTTCATATAGCCATCGATAGGTAATTTTATAAATCTTCTATCATCAAACTTCATTAAACTATCTGATAGTATGTCTGTTCTGCTAATTTGTATCAATGTATTTTCTCGTTTTCAAATAAAAAGTAACTTTCCTCTTCTTCTAGTATTCCAAAGTCTTTTGCTTTTTCATATAAGTAGCAATAGGAGGCGGACAGTTGTTTTAGTTTTTCTTCTGATGGTGTTAAATCTCTTCGTTTTTCGGTATGTAGTACTTGTGCTAAGAATTTTCCTGCATGTACTTGTCCCTCATCTAACCATAGTAATCTTCCGTCTTTTTCTGGTGCGCTCATCTAGTCTCCTATATGTATTAAATCATTTGAAATGTGGTTGTTGTGCGTTGGTGGAAGATATGGCCATTTCATATATTCCCAGGCAACACTATACCTGAAATACCTACTAGTATTCTTATAACATCCATGAATTAAGTTAGGATGAAAAAATATTGCAAAAGGTTCGTCTAATTCTACATCTACAATGTCTACTTTTGGATTTAGGTTTATCCAATTAAACACTCCATGAGAAGATTTATTATGTTTAAATATTCCTCTAGTATGAGAGCGTGGAACTACTCGTAAACATCCGTTTTCTTTTGTTGCTCCGTTAACAAATACATCGCAACTTATTAATCTGTCGGGAATTGCATTTATATAGTAATTATCTTGGTGCCAATCTACTGAAAACCCAACTTTAGGCACCATTGGAAAAAATTTAGAGATGTAAGTACCTAGACTAGTTGTCTTTAATAGCTTCTGTGCCACTGATACTAACTTTTTATGTCTACCTAACTTTTTCAAATCATCTGAATAAGCCATTGCACCCTGTAATTTGCAAGGATTAGTAGGACTATTCCATATCCATTGGTCATTCTGCGCCGAAAATGTCTTAGACTCTTGTGTCAAAGTTTTACATGTACGGTTAAGCTCTTTATGTTCCTCTGTTGTAAGGAAATTTCGTACTACTACGTAGCCTTCTAGACTAAATTTGGATATATCGTAGTTCATTTACCATTTTACTTTGTTTGCCCAGTATGCGGCAGACATTTTACCTCTTGCTATGTTCTTTCTGTGTCTTGCTTTAAAACTTTTTCGCTTCATTTTCATTCTACGAGACTCTCCAGCTTTAGGTTTACCTGCTGTTTTAGCTCCTTTTTGTCCAAAACGAATAGTCTTAATCTTACTACCTACTTTTGCCACCACTATGTGTGACTTTGTTTTATGACCAGGTGTTCTCTTAGGTTTATTGAATCCTCTAACTCCTGCTCTCTTTAATCTTGGGTCTCTTTTCTTAGGCATTGTGTTCTCCCTACATTACCTGCAATACAGTACCTAACAAATCCATTTAAATTGGGTTGAGTACTATGTAATACATCACTTTTAAAAATATATAAGTCTCCTTTTCTAGGAAACTCTGTCTTACAAAAAGTGGGATTAGCTTTATCATGGAATAGTAAAGCTCCTGTCTCGTTAATGTCATGTAAATAATAACAAAAAGAGTATTCAGGAGTTACTTGATTATTACCAACGCCACCTGATGTGTGATTATGAATACCTGTGTATTCTCCAGCCTCTTGAAACGTAGCCCATAAATTAATAATCTTATAATCTATGGGAAACTGTTTTTCGACTAGCTCACAGAACTGTGTAAACTCTGGTTTCTCTTGTAAGAAAGTATTAGTATGTCTAGGGTTAACCTTTGACACCTTAAATCCAGAGTTTCTATACTTCTGTATACTGCGTGTTATACCAAGAGTATCTATATTTAAGTTAATCTTGGTAAAAGCCACTATCTACGTCTCTTCATTATCCTACCAACTCTTGCTTTTTTCGCAAAAGTTGCTTTTCTAGGTGATTTAGTTTTGCCGAACCTTGGTCCAACTCCTTTTGGTGCCGCACCATAGAAGCCTCCAGGGCCACTCATTGGGCTTTTTGTATTAACAAAAGTTCCAGCTGCTGCGTTCATGTCTCTGGTAATACCTAACTTTAATCTGTGTTTACGGATTTTCTGAGTTCCATGTTTACCAGTAGGGCCACTTAAAAATTTAGCCATTCTTTTCTCCTATAAGCTGTTTAATACGCTTATCTCGAAAGGTACACTTTTTTAAAGTAGTGTATTCTTTCAGTTTCTTTAATCTTTTTAACTCTTTTGCTCTTTTCATAATAAGAGAGGCAGTTTTTAGTTCTAGCCCTTGTAGACGAACGATTAAATCTTGTCTTCTATCTACTTGTTTTGGGTTCATTACTTTTTCCTTCTAGTTGTTTTTCTTTTTCGTTTGACAAAGGTTGATACGTTTCTTGGTTTTCCTCCTGGGTTACCTGCTCTTCGCTTTCTTGTAACTGCGGAACGTTTCTGAGCTGCTGTCATTCTTCTAGCTTTACTTGCTGGTACACATTTGGGATATCCTCCCTTTCCTCTTGCGGACTTTCTTCCACAAGGTGGATGTCCTCCACCTTTTCTCTTACGAGAAATATCTACCCAACCTTCTTTAAACCATTTAGTTAGTCCGCCACTTGGTTTTCTAGCCATGATCGTCCTCTAATCCATTAACTAAAGCGTTGGCGGCTTGTACTACTTCATGTTCTGATACTGCTAATTTGTTAGTCCACCATGTAGGTAAACCGTCCTTGTCTTCATCGATATTATCAAGTATCATTTGGCAATGTGACATGATAGTTTTACAACTATTAATAGCGGATGCAGCATCTGTATGCCCACCTTTCACTATCCATTTTCCGTCTTTTAATATTGCTCTCATTTATTTTCTCTTACGTCCAGTACCCATACGATACCTTCCGCCTTTGGCTTTGTAAGTTTTTACTAGCCATCCATTTGCGTATGCTGAAGGATATACTTTAAACTTTCTTTTTGCCTGCGCTTTAACCCTTGCATATAATGCGGGATTGGTAGGTACAGGTCTCTTTTTTGCCACCTTCCTTTTTGATTTTCTTTTTTTAACTGCCATAATAAAAGTGTAGAGCTCCCCACTCATTACTGAAGAAGAGAACTCTACGTAGGGTATTAACCTATTTGTCCTTGGCTTTCCACACGTTTAATGCGCACCAGTCCATAATCATGTAAACCTTTTTCATTAATCCATCATCCACTGGAGTTGGAGTAATAGCCGCTACAAATGAGCAGACAGTCACGATTACGGGAACAACAGATATCAATTTTCCAATTAGTATGAAAAAATCTATCATATTTCTCTCCTCAGTCCTTTCCGCTCTTTCGAGCAAGACTGCTTTACCACAGATTTTTAGCCGCCGTGGTTCCTATTCGGCTTAAATACGTTTGTTACTTTTTTACCGCTTTTTATTTCGGCTGCAACAAACTTATCCTTAATGTCAACTTTACCGTCGCCATTTAAGTCTTTTGGGTCTTTACCCTTAATTATATTCCAAATTCTTTTAAACATTTATTTCTCCTAAAAGGGCGGATTGGAGACCCCTCGATTTATTTCCGTGTCATGAAATTTACTTCATGCAGTTTTGCTTAGTATAAGGTCATCCAATCCTAAATCATTTTGTTGGTATGATAGTCATGACAAATAGCACAGTTAAATCCACACTTGTGCTTTTTATATGCTGTATCATCCCAAGGATGTGTAAAGTCCTGTGGGTTGTGCATATTTATTTGCTGTACCGTTAATATAGGTCTAGTGTTCACTTTATTTTTATAAAGTGCCCAGCCTAGTGCAAGTCCCTCTCCAGATGCTACTCCATGATAAGGATTTGTTTGTGTCATAGACTGTTTTCTAAATAACGGTTCTATCTCAACTAAATCTTTTCTAATATTTTTTGCTTTCTCTTTATCTACAGAAAACAAAGTGCAGTGTTCTAGTACTGGGGAGAAATGTTTTACTGTGTCTCCCATTCGGTCTAATATTGGTTTCCAATAATTAAGTCCAAATCTTAAATCTTTATTTGTAAAAGCTGCGACACTACTTGCTTTCATGCCAGGCGACCATACTGATAAAAAGTAACAACTATTATCATAAACTGGTCTATCATATAATGCATTTACCATACTTATATCATCTATAAACTTTTCAACAATGTGCAGTCTATAAGCAATTCTTTTTATATCCATCTGTAGAACAGGTCTACCTGTCTCTATTACTGCATCCAGTGGCCAAAGTAACTTATCAAAATAGTTAAACCTTGGTTTGTTATAAGGTACGATTACATGACGTTTATCTGCTAGTACTCTTTTAACTTTACTTGGTTGGTCAGTTAATATCCAGAACTTCCAGTCTGGCATTTGGTTTACAAACTCTTCTAGTTTGTTTATATAAGTGTTTCCAATACAACTTAGTGCTATATCAGTAACTCGTGTAGTCTTCATATGATTTCTTTCGTAATATCTTAAGTCTTTATCAATACTCCAGCAAGGTTGTTTACCAAACACATTAGGAATACACGAGTTTTCTAGGTCAAGAGCTCCAGTATATTCTACTTCTTCTTTTTGCCCTTTCCTTTCTTTGGCCTTCCTCTTTTCGAGCCGTATGTTCCTTTGCCTTTTGGCATTATCACCTCCTTTTATGTCCATTTTGGGGGATCCAGTGGACACTCTGCCCATCTAATTTTAGTCTTGAGGGGCATAAAACAATGACAAACTTTACAAGTTTTCCAAAACTTTTTATAGTGTGGACATTTCTTGCAAATCTCTAATCTTTCATCTGGTTTCTTCTTTGTCATATTTAATGATTCCTGAAAATGACGGAAAGATTAACCAGACTTTTAGGTGTTTAGGTTTTAATCTTTTTATTGTTGCAAACCACCACTCTTCGGGTTTGCAGTTCACATGGTAATTTGTACCATCTGGAAAATGTTTCTTTGCTGGATTGCAAGATATAGTGAAGAATACACTATGTCTTGCATAGTTAAAGACTTCTTCTAATACTGCATCACATTCTTCTTGATGTATATGTTCCATAACATCAGTACAAAGTACACTATCATAGACTCCGTTAGGTTTTTTGTCTAATCCAGGTACTCCAGGGTCATACAGCGTAGGCATATGTATATTGCCTTCTTTGTGTAACTCTCTTTGAGTCCACTGAAGCCCTTTCCCACAACCATAATCTAAAACTGTTTTAGGTTTATATGCGTAACAAAAATTTACAAACTCATTGGTATGCCTTTGTATACTATTACCTGGCATTAAACACATGGTTGGATGTGTATGTGCTTTTCTATATTCTTTTAACAGTTCTGTTGGGTTCACTTTCTTCTCGGTCTTAGGTGATTATGTGTTCTTCTTTTTAGATTCTTTTTCTTTGCTAGTAATTGTTTTACTCTAGCACTTACTGGTGTTTCTTCCTCTACTTGTTCTACAGCTTCTTTTAAAGCTTCTTCTATTTGTTTAGCCATTTATATATTTCCATGCTTCTGCTTCTGTACTCCATTGAGTTAATCTATACTCAGCGTCTCTAACATTCCAAACACCTCTTTTAATATAAATTGACCATCCTTCTGGTAGTACGTTTTCTACAGATTTTGTTTTCGGTGATTCTTTTAAATCTTTCTTTTCGTATTTTAATTCCATTGTTTTCTCCTAGTGCATTGTTATCATTGTAGCAACTACACCACTTAAGCTTACAAGTAAAAAACCTGCACATGCTATTAATATAGATTCTATTCTAGTAGTCTTATCGTCGATTCTATTAAACCTATTATCAGACTCCCCTTCTATATCTTCTATCTTGTTAAAAATTGTTTTCCAACGTTCAGCGCATATAGCTTCATGCTTTGCTAACTCTGACGCTACATCTTTTGCTTCCATTGTTTATTTTCCCCTTTACTTTGTGAATATTTCCACACTTATGAAAATTATATCAAAATATAGAACTCATGTCAAGTACTATTTTCGTATGGTATAGATTTTAACTGGTTCCGACTTGCCTTTTACAGTTACCTCGTCTAAAAATTCGTAATCATAACCATCTACTAAACTGTGTTCGGATATAATTAAGTCGGCGTCATAATTCTTACAACTTGATTCTAGCCTTGCAGCCAGATTAACCGCATCGCCAAGGACGCTGTAATCGAAACGAGTAGTAGAGCCAAAGTTGCCAACCACGCAAGGACCTGAATTGATGCCAGCACCTGTATTAATTTGATCAAGGCCTTCCTCTTTAAGTGTTTCATTTAATTTCTCCAAAGCTATCCTCATTTCAATAGCCGCTTTTGTCGCATTCTCTATGTGATTCTCATCAGGAAGCGGAGCTCCCCAAAAAGCCATAATGCAATCTCCCATATACTTATCGATTGTACCTCCATGCTTGAGAATTATCTCAGTCTGGTTGTCAAGAAAACGATTAATGAGGCTCGTAAGTCCTTGTGGATTTTTTTGATATTTTTCTGAAATCGGTGTAAATCCTCTGATGTCAGAAAAAAGAAAAGTTAGTTGTTCGGTCGACCCGCCGAGTCTCAGTAATGATGGGTCTTCCTGTAATTTTTTTACTAAGTCGGGGCTTACGTACGTCCCGAATTGTTGTTTGATTCGAAGTTTCTGACGATACTCGGAAAGGAAACTCAGGAAAGTATTATAGCCCCAATAAAGAACCGAGATAACTACGACACCATTAAGGTTAAGTAAGTAGGAAGATTTATAAGCATATCCCATTCCATAGAATGCACCTGCTACAACTAGTAGTAAAGCTAGTACAGAAAGATAGACTCTAGATACCGTAAGAGCCAGTAAGGTGAGGCCAAGTATACTGTAGGCAAGCTGAGCAGAAAGAGTCCAGGTCGGTGCAGAAGGCGCAGTGCCGTTGATAAGATTGTGTAATATATTTGCTTGAATTTCATGTGGATATTTTGCTCCCGCTGGGGTCGGGACTGGATTGGTAACTCCTTCTGCTGTTGTTCCGAGAATAACAAAAGGAGCCTCAATCGGTTCTTGTAAAAACTCTAATAGACTTTGTCTATAGAAATTAGTATTCCAATTCAAAAAGATGCGGCCATTCGCATCTGTATTCATAAGTGGGTAGTTTGGTATTCTAATCCACTCAATACCTTCTGGTGTTGTTTTTAGCTGGTACGAAGGATCGTTTACGGCGACTCTTAAGAGTTCCAAGGCGAAACTCGGGTAGAGTTTTGACCCTACGTTTAGTACTAGGGGAATGCGACGAGTAACCCCGTCTATTTCCGGTGTAGCGGTTACTACTCCGATTCCCTTTATTTTTGACTCCAGCGTAGACTCTGTAGGTATAATTCCTGGGTATTCGTATAGCCATGGTAATGGATCTTCTCCTAATTGCGCAGTTCCTACATGAGGAGCTTTTGTATTGCGCACTTGTGTTGATGCCGCGTAGGCTAACACAGTTGGTTTTACTTCAAGTCTTCGTACAAAATAATCATCTTGCATTGGTCCTCGTAAGTCTTTGCTTGGCATTAATACTGTAATGCCTGGAACTGCCTGAGTCTGCATAATAGCATCCCCGTAGACACTTCTTGGTAATGGCCATCCTCCGTATGTACTGACAGTTTCTTCGTCAATATCAACTATGAGAATGTTCTCGTTTTGAACTACTTCTGTATTCATAATTAAGTAGTCAAATGTTTTAAGTTCTAAAATTTTAAATGGATAAGGATTCCAGATTAGAAGTCCTATCATAAGTGCTGCTGTTATAAATTTATTCATATTTGTTTATACTATATAAGTTACTTATTACTACTATACCTAATGTTATATTTAGCCCATCAATATACCATTCATCGTCTGGGTGAGTACTAAACAGGTCTAAGTGACTCATTGTAGCTATCACTATAACCTTTTGTAAAATTAGTTCTTCAGGCGATGGTTTCTCTGGAAGTAGAAAGTTGGTTTCATATAACCTATCTCTATTTTCCATAGCGTATATAGTAGAAGCAACGTCTAGTATGTTTAGTATTAAAAAGGTCTTGTGTTTTTTATTCTTAAAGTCAAAGTGATATGTTATTTCAGAAGCTTCTATTTTAGAGGCGTCTTGTTGTATCTGCTCATAGTCCCAGGGTATATCAACCTGAAGATTGACGGATGCGAATACTGGAGTTGTCGCCAGAATTAAGAATAATGTTATAGCTTTTACCATCTTGTTCAATTATTATATTATAGCTTGTCTCACCGTTGAGGTCTAGTTGTACTGATTGGATAACGCTACGAATTATTGTAATCTTTTCTGCATCACCAAATGTTAAAATCTGTGTTGTTGGGTCTTGCCCAAATAATGTTCCCTGTATGTCAAACTCTGAGAAAGCTT